TAACCAATAATCATAGAGAAAAAGTGGCAGAATTTAAATTTTTAGATGCATTTCCCACAAATTTACCACCTTTATCGTTTACATTTGAAAATGCTAATAAAATGATAACTGAAATTACGTGGAAACATAGTGGAATGTTTCCAACTAATAATTTTGTGCTTCGATATGTTTAAAAAATAATTATGTTGATTAATTTAAATAAATAGATATAATAACTACAGAGAATACATTATGGCTATTAGAACTCAGGACGATTTAAATAAGTTCCCATGCCTTTACAAAATAAAGGACTTCGATAAATCTGGTCCACCCACAAATGATTTAACAATAACAAAAATAAAACGTTTAATTCCAAAATTAGACGAAAATGGCAACGTAGTTTATAAAACTGTAGTTATACCAATAACGAAAGGTTGTGCTTGTAAGGGTAATAAAAAAGTAGAATATCAAGAAAAAAAAGTAGCAGATATGGTAGAAACGTGGGTAGATGGTACTGCTGAAACATCATCAAATGCTGCAAATCAATTTACTATATGTAAATTGTATGGTACGGTAAAAAGAAGTATTTGTGAAAACTGTAAAACATATAAGAAGAAATAAATGAGTTATCAAGAACGAGAATATAATGAAATAAATGGTTCAAGACCATGTATTTATCGTGATCCACTTCAAATTGAGAAAAAACATCATCCAGCAACTAATTGTTGTAAAGCTAACGATCAAATAATTTCAGCAAAATTCTTTTGTAAAAAATTTAATAAAAATTTAGAATGTAATACCACATTATGCTGGTTATGTAAAGAAAGGAAAGAAACCAATGACTGATATTCCACAACCTATAGAATTTGAAATTTTTTTAAATCATGAATTTGCAAGAATTCCGATGAAGGCTCATCCGTCAGATTCTGGATATGATTTATTTTCATGTGAACATACTGTAATATTATCAAACCAGTGGAAAGCAATTGATACTGGAATCATTTTTAAAATACCTCCAGGATATGAAATACAAATAAGAGCAAGAAGTGGATTAGCTTTAAATAAAGGAATAGGATTAATGAATGGTATTGGTACGATAGACACCAATTATACTGGTTTAATAAAAGTTATTTTATATAATGCTGGAGAATATCCATTTGAAATACATCCTGGCGATAAAATTGCACAAGCTGTTATGTGTCCAGTTTTAAATTCAGTTATAAAAGTGATACGAGAAATCCCTAAACCTACTGATCGCGGTCGGAACGGATTCGGATCCACTGATAAAAAGTAAAATTTTGTTATAATATTCTGTATGGTGGAATATTATAACAAATGGCAACATACAATAAAGATAAAATAAAAATTATTTTATTAAAAAAATATAAAAATAAAATTAAACCAAATGTGTTAGAGCAGCACATTGACGGGTTGGTTAATGAATATATAGACAATAAAAATTTTATATCTAAAAATAGATTAAAAGTTGCCAGTTTACCTACTAAAGAAGATATTGCATCATGGTTTGAAGATGAGTTAGATCCAAATGAGTTAATAAAAAGTGAAAATGACGATGATCCTATAGCTAAAATAGACATTTCTAAAATATATACTGATAAAATAGCCAAACAAGTTTTTAAACATTTATACGATTATAAATGGGAGCATAATAAAGAATTAAATGATACTATTAAAATTTTAGTACATTTATATAAAATATCAGAAGCCACTACAAATGAGATTAATAAAGATAAAATAATATCAAGATTAATAAATATCGCATTAATAGGTACTATACGGTTTTATAAATTAGAACGAACACCGTATTTGAGAGATTCACAAATAAAATATATAATAAATAAATTTTTTAAAATTTTATCTTTATTATTTAATTTAACTAGTGGTAAATATAAAAGTAAAAAAGTAAAGGGAGAATTATATATATTTAAGCTACTTAACGATTCTAAAATAGAAGAGGATGGCGATTAATGGATTTAAATTCATATGAAAAGCCAAAGTTTACATTTGGTGGAATATATAGAGGACTTGTCGAAGATAATGCTGATCCTGAAGATATCGGTAGAATTAAAGTTAGAATTTTTGGTATTCATGATACTGAAAAAACTCCAATAAATAGTTTACCGTGGGCGTATCCAGCACTTGGATTGCATTTTAGTGGCGGTTATAATATCAATAATGATGATCATGTTATAACCCCACCAAAAGATAAAATAAATAATGATTTGAGATATAACCCAGGATCTAACTCTAAGGTAGCTGGTACTACCGATAACGTTTCTCAATATATAGATAAAATTAAAAGCTCAGACAAATTTGCAGACGAACGAATAGATCCATACGGCAATGCTGCTGGAACTGGCGGTCAATTCGTAGTTCCCAAACGTGGAAATTGGGTGTTTTTATTTTTCGAAGCTGGTAATCATATGAACCCAATTTATTTTGCCATGGCACCAATGGCGAGAGATTGGACTACTCAAAAATCACAAAGATCCGAAGAAATTTCTCAAAAAGTTAAACAAATAACATCATTTAGGAATACGTTTTCCCCGAGATCAAATAATAAATCATCAGATATCGGAACATGGGCAGATGCGCAAGTTGCAGTAAATATAAACAAGCCGAATTTGGAAATAAAAGAAGTAAAAGATGATCAAAATTTAAATAGAGATATTTATAGCACTACGACAGCACAAGGAACTACGGTTATAATTGATAATAGTTCTGGAAATGAAAAAATTTATATAATACATAAAAATAGTATAGAACATACTGACGAAATTGGAAATAAAAAATTATATATTGGAAAGTCTCACAATGTACAAAAAGGCAATAATAAACTTATTCCACAAAGTTTAGATCAAAATACGGCTTGTAATTACGAAGTTGGCGTCGAAGGAAATCATGAATTGTATGTTTTAGGAGAATATAAAGTTTATGCCAAAAATGGCGTAAAAATACAAGTTGATGGCGATGCATTAATAGACGTAAAAAATGATATAGGTATAGTATCACAATCTGGTAATGTCAATTTATTAATTAAGAATGGTAATTTAAAAGCTGATGTTGGCGGCAATGCTAACGTAAATGTTCAAAAAAATGCCAATATTAAAATCAATAAAAATGCCAATTTAAAAATTGGTGGTAATTTAAAGAGCACTATTGGTGGAGAATTTGATTTAAATGTTTCTGGTAATATAAATATAAAAACTAATGCGAATTTAAATATGACAATAGGTGGATCTACAAAAGTAAAAACAAATTCATTTGACGTATTATCTCCAAATGCTACATTCACAGGTACTGGGGCATTTGGAGGCAATCTTAGCACTAATGCTAATTTATCATCTAAATTAGACACTACAGTTGGAGCATTTGCTTACGTTGTCGCAGGTATCAATTGTGGAGGAACATTAGTAAATAGAGGACTAGCTGAATTAGGTAGTCCATGTATTTTACACTCAGCATTAATTGTTCCAGGAATGGCACCCGGAACAGGAAGACCTTCTATTTCCATACCAACAAATCCAATTCTCCCAACACCTCCAACAGAAGCTATTAAAGAAGATTAAATATAACAAAAATGAATAAAAATTATATAAATAATATAAAACCGATTTGGGGAATCTATGGTAAAAAAAGACATTTATTATGAAGATTTATCTTTAAATCCAATAATAAACTCCGAAGGTAATATAAGCACAGTTACGAATGAAAAATCTGTAAAACAAAGTTTATATATGATAATAAACGTTGCAAGAGGATCTAGAATATTTTTACCAGATTATGGGTGTCGTATAAAAGGGTTTTTATTTGAGCCGTTTGATGAAACTACCGCTAAACAATTAGGTATTGAAATAGAAGAAACTTTAAAAAATTATGAGCCAAGAGTTGAAATTGTTAATGTTAATGTAGATATGGATTGGAAAACTACTATATATAATATACAAGTTGTATATAGATTAACTAACACTCAAAAATTAGACACTTTGAGTGTTAAATTAGACAAACTATAGGAATTTTTATTATATGCCATTAACCATAGATTACACATCAATAGACTTCGATGCTTTAAAAGCTGAACTTATTTCATATTTAAAAGAAACAAATTCGTTTAAAGATGTAGATTTTGCGTCATCGAATATAAATTCTATAGTTGAATTGCATGCGTATTTGGGATCATTATTTGGCTATTATATAAATTCTATTGCAAATGAACCATTTTTACCAAGTGCTAAAAGATATAAAAATTTAAATAGAATAGCAAGAATATTAGCATATAATCCAAGAGGACAACAATCTTCCACATTAGATGTAATAGGTTCTTTAATTCCTGAATATTGTTTTGGTAAAGAAAATATGTTCTTTGAAATCCCTGCATATTCTAGTTTTCTTTCTAATAAAGTTACTTCTTCTGGAGAAAATTTTTCATTCACTAATGAAAATCAAGTTGTGTATGTTGTAAAAGGATTTGGTATAACTCCAGTTGATCAAATTAATTTTTCATATGATAATTTATCTTTACCTTTAACTCAACCTGCTTCATATTGGAATATACAATCTGGTTCAACCACAGGAACCACAGGAACGACAGGAACGACAGGAACCACAGGAACCACAGGAACCACAGGAACCACAGGAACCACAGGAACCACAGGAACCACAGGAACCACAGGAACGCCCACATTTTACTCAGAAAAATTAATGTTAAATTTGTCTGACACGTATCCATTATCAATATTAGATAGGTTAGATACAACAAACTATAAAAAATTTGATCCTTTAATTCCATTATTCGTAGGATCTGATTCATCTTCTGTCGGTCAACCTTTTAATAGAAATATTTATTCAAGACCTGTCGCATTTAATATACTTCCTGGAGTTGTTTATTATGTAGTATTTAATTTCGACAATCAATCTTCAACTCCATATCTCACATTGATGGAAGAAGGTTCACGCCTAGAAGAAAATCGGGATAATATAATTATTTCGGTAATGTTAGAAAAAGATGGTGATTTTTATACATTAAAACAAATACAAAATAATTCTAAAGGTAGATTTTATTTAGGAGTATTAGGTACTAATAATTTAGATTCGTTAAGTTTTAGTTATGATAAATTAGAAAATACAACTAACGGCATAAAACAAATTCATTTAGATGTAAATCGCGCGGGCGATAAACCACCATTTGAAGTTTTAATAGATGGAGTAGTATATACCTTTAATCAAGGTAAAATTAGCTCTCAAATATTTACTATAAATTCGTGGGATATAAATCAAGAATCTTACAATATAAATCTAACAGTAGGAAATCCAGATTCTCCAGATACTAATTATAATTCTTCATTAACGGTAACGTCCAAAGATCCTGGAGTTAATGAAGTTACTCTCGCTAAAATATATCCAAGTTACGTTGATCCAAATTCTAATATAAAAGCTATGGATAAAGAAGTTGGTCAGAGATACGGAAATTTTCAAGCTATACCCCAAATAGACATAACTACAACTGAACAAAAAACTGGAATAATTGATGTTCCAGAAAATGTGACAAAAATATTCATACCATTCGAAGCGCCATTTGCAACAGCTTCTACTGGTGAAAGTGTTGATTATATAATTGAATTAACGCCAAATGAAAACGTTCAATTGTGGTATACTGACAAAAGTGAAAACGGATTTTCTATAAATATAGAACCTAACACCGGATTTTCTGGAAAAATAAATTGGTTAGCTACTAGATTTAAGACTAATGAGATAATACAAACTCAAGTATATTTTGATACCGCAATTCCCCAAATTAACGGATTAGATGTAGATTATACTGTATTTTTAGCAGCGTCAGATAATGTTAGAGTTTGGTACTCTGAAAAAAATAAAAATGGATTTAAAATAAATACCGAAAAAGTATTCAATGGTACAATTTCATATTCTTTATTTACTTTATCCACAGATCAAGCCGTAATATCTGAGAAAGATTCATCAACTCAGAAAAAAGGAAGAGTAAATTTAACCACTGACGTATTAACTAAAGATATAACATTTGATGTACCATTTGTTGATGTAACTTACGGATTACATATGGTGGCAAATTTAAATTATAATGTTTGGTATACTAATAAGACACAAAATGGATTTACGATTAATGTGGAATCTGGGTTTGATGGTCAAATAACTGTAGATTGGTTTACTGACCAGTCATCATTTTATCAATATCAAAAACATGGCATGGTTAACTTTTCTGGACAATTGACAAATGGAGTCTTACCTGGAATAAGATTTGTTAATATCCCAGAAACATTTCTAATTTCTAATTTAAAACAAGGTAATATATTATTTTCATACATCAATTCAAATGGTGCGATAAACTCATCAAATAATAATTTAAATATATCATTTACCGCAGATAGAAAATCTCAAGATGAAATAAAATTTCAAATAGACAATACTACAATTTCATATTCTGATATAAGAGTATTTGTTAAAAATTCTGCTAATATTTGGGAAGAGTGGACCGATGCATCATCGCAAACTAAATCTGTAGAAAGTAAAGTCGGAGAAAAAGTATTTTTTGTAAGAGTTAATGAATATCAAAAAATAGAAATATCGTTTGGCGACGGCATAAATTATGGAATTGATCCTAATGGGAGTGAAATAACGATTTTTGGCTTAAAATCTGTGGGTTCTGATGGAAATGTTCCTCCAAATTCGTTAAGTTCGTCTATATTATTATCAAAAAATATTTTAGGTGATGAAGACGTAACTATTCAATTTGAACAACAGTTTATTCAATTAGTTGGATTAAAATCTCAAACTACCTTCGCCGCTGGTCAATCTTTTTCTAACACTGCTATATATGATTCAGAAGGTACTAAATTAACTGAGACTGAATTAGTAGTAAAACAATCAAATTCTGCATATGGTGGTAATTTTGTAGAAACTGTAGAAGAATTGCGAAATAATGCGTCAACTGCTAATTTACGTCAAGATAGAGTTGTTTCAATAGAAGATTATAAATCATTTTGTGATCAATATTTTAGCGATTACATAATAAAAACTCAAGTATTATCATATCAAGATTTACTAAATACTACAGTGGTATCCCAAGATATATTAAACAAATATTGGTTTAATTATATATTTATTGTAGCTTTACCTAAATATGGAGATACTATTTTAAAATCGCATAGAGATTTTATATTAAATACATTAAATAAAAAATTTAAAGCTATGGCTACAGTAGAACATGAATTAATAGCTGCTAAAACTGTTAAAATAGATATTAGAGTTAGATTTAAACCTACAAAATTTGGAAGTCCGTCAACAATACAAGCATTAATAAAAAATCAATTAACAGAATATTTTGATAGAAATAATCATCAAATGGGCGAAACGATAGAAATAGGTCCACTTCAAAAAATAGTTTTAGAAGTTTCAGAAGTTGAAAATGCAGAAATTGCGATTAATAAAAATACTAATGGGTTACTTCCCAACGATTATATTACAGAAGGTACAACATTAGCAACTGAAACAATTCAAGATGTTAAAAGACGAAAAATATTAGAATTATTATCTAAAGATCCAGATTTAATTACTTTAATTGATCCATTGTTTAGCGTTACTGATACAAAAACTAGTACAAAAAATTGGGTATTAAGTCAAAATTTAGTTTTAAATAAATATGAATTTCCATTATTGGGAAATATTATCATAGAGGTTGAATCGTAATGACTAATTTCAAATCAGATTTTACATATTTTCCTACTGATATAAAATTATTAAGTGCTCCAGTTCGTATAGAATTTGAAAATGCGTCTTCTGTTGGTATTCCTGTAATTAACGAATATACTTATGCTGTAGATTCAAACGGCGTTATATATGTTCCCAGCGAATCCCTTGATAGTTATACAGTATCCTTAATAGATAAGACGATTTGGGATTTTGGTGATAGTACATATTCAAATAATATAAATGAAATAAAATATTATGAATTTCCTGGTATATACAGTGTAAAATTATCTATTTATTCTAATGAAATTTATGACAACGCTACTGGAACGGTATTTAGAATAATAAATATTAAAATTATAGATTTAAAAATAGAATCCACTATGTTAACGTGGATAAAAATGCACATGACTGCACCCCATTTAGAAGCGATGGATAATAGTCCAGCTTTTAATGATTTAATTTCATCGTCGAGTATTATGTATGATAGAATGTACAAAGAAATTAATGAAGTTTCTAATTTAATGGATATAAAAAAAGTTGCACCTAAATTTTTAGAATTTTTTAGTGATACTTTAAATCATAAAAGATTTTATGCTAAAAAAGTTGGATATTCTGTACAAGAAGAAAATACGGTCAAACAAGATTTTTTAAATTATGATATATTTGAAAGAATAGAAAAAGGAATTGCTGGACCTCCTGAAATATCATTATTTCGTCAATTTATAATAGATACTGCTAGTTTATTTAAACAAAATGGATCAAAGGTTGGAATAGAAAACTTTTTTAAATTGTATAATTTTATAATTAATATAAAAGAATTATGGACAACAAATTTTTCACAAACTTCAGATACTGAAATAACTGATAATTTTTTTAATGATCCTACATTAGAAAATTCAAATAATAAATTTATTTTTAAAGGATTTTCAATAACGGGTTGGGATAATAATAAGGCAAAAATATGCGGTTCTTTTAATAATTTATTATTAGATAATTATCATTTTATTTCAAAAGTTTCATATCCAGGAGATGTGCTTAGTTCAGATGGTTGTAATGCGCAATTTGAAATTAACGATTATAATCCAATGGTTAAAGAGATATTTAGAGATGATGGTCGAATGTTATCAAATCCGCTATACTGTAATGGTATTCAACCACTTTCTTCTTGTACCTCAGCAACCAGTGCCATTAAAGATGATGGTATTAATATAATAAAAAATGAAAACTGGAAAGGGGTAAATAAATTATTATATAGTAGTATAAATTATAAAATTTGGAATGCTCCAACCAATTATGTTGGAACATTATTTAATACTTTAGGCGTATTACCAGATGGATTAAATGAAATAGATGAACCTGGAATAAATGGCGATGTTACAGACGATTATATTTGGGCAGATTGGAATTTTGGCGTGACCGTACCTGATAATATTCCAGGAATAAGTCAAGATTCTTTAAGAAAACCGTCATTAGTAACGACATTACCATTCGTTAATTATGTAACTTCTGGTACTGATCCAAATTTAATTCAAGGCATATCAGTTGAAACTTCTAATGATTTTTTTATAGTTGCTAGGGGTTTTATAAATGTTCCAAATGATGGATATTATGTATTTGGATTAGAATCTGGAAATTCGCAAACAGATTCTAATCAATCTGAACAGCAAGTTTCATTATTCAGTTTAAAACACACTAAAACTTATACCTTGGAAGAAATAAATCAAATAAGTTCTATAGATAATATAACATTTGATAGAGATGGTACAACAGTAATAACACCAATTGGTACAACGGCTAATAGTAATTCATTCAATTTATATTCTAAAAAAGGCGAATATGGAATTATAGAATTAAGACAAAATCAAAATTATGAATCTAGTGGATACTATTATCTTAAACAAGGATATTATGCATTTGAAGTTAAAGCTGCGTATAGTTCATTGGTAACTAAAAAATTAAAATTATATTGGGAATCGTATTTAGATGACACTTCAAGCATGGTAATAAAATTTGCAAATATAATTGCAAAATCTACTATCCCTACTGATTCATTTTTAACTATAAACTTAGATTCATCTGAAATAGAAAATAATTTAGGAAAAGGATATTTATATATTAATAATGATTATATTGAAGGTGGGGATTTAATAAATATATTATATTCTGAATCTAATAAAGAAACAGATATTATTTCTGGAATAATTAATTCTGATAAATTATATAAAAATTTAGAAATGAATATTAAATTTAGTTCAAATGCCATAAATGAATTTGAAACTAATTCTAATAGAAATCTACCACAAAAAACATTATTATTAATATTTAGAGCAAATTATATTAAAAATGACTTATATGCGAATATTGATAATTATTATGCTGTTATATTAAATGGATTAGATGGCGAAATAAGTGTAGCTAAAATAATGTATTCAAAAGAAGCTAGCGGTCCTATAGTTCATAAATTGAATTTAAATTCCAATTTGACTTTACAAGATTCACAAATATTTAATAAAACTATATTAGATGAGAATGGATTAAATTTTGAATTGCAAGATAATATATATTATGACATAAAATTAACAATAATAGACGATTTATTGACTATAAAATATAGACAAAACGATAAATTTACAAATTTGGTGAATAATTTAAAATCTAATGGTGGAAAAAATATTTTACAATATGTTGATGATACTGAATATGTTACACTTTTAGAAAATATTTTAGTAACTCAAACTACTAAAGATGTACAAACGTGCGATTTAAACCATAATATAGTAAACGTTTCTGATATTTATGAGCCTATAATGTCTGCTGGATATTACGGAGTTGCTGTCCAATCATCTTTATTCAAAATTCATGATTTTAAAATTCAATCATTCGATAAAGTAGATGAAAATTTATATGATAATATAAATAAATATAAAAACATAAAAACTAAGTATTTAGATTCTAGAAATAATAAAGTGTTAAAATATACTAAAAATGACGAAGATAAATCTATACCATTATACGATGTAACAATAGCTTCTACATACAGTGGCGAAAGTCAAATTTCGACAAATTTAATATTGTCAGATAATTTAATAAATAATTTATCGTCAAGTAATGTCAATATTGAAGATTGGGGCACTAGATTTAATATAATATTTAATAGAGATTATTTAAATAATAGATTTAAAAATGTTAATGACGTGATGGATTCTATAATTATTCCTTATGGTAATTTTTATGAGCCGTATATAAATTGGTCTGAAATAGATTCTAGCAATACTGCATATCTTAAATCTGTACAAGGTGGCTATACTCCATTTATAACAGAAAATTCTAAAATTTTACCTCATACGATGGCTTTAAGTTCTGATAGTAAAATTTATATATCAGAAATGAATAAAGATAGTAATAATCTTTTGTTATTATCAACCAAAAATCCATTATCAACAATATTAAATTCTACAGATATAAGCGTATATAATGGCGTTTGGGAAGAAGTTTGTCCACTATCTAACGTTTCAACTTGGGCAATAACTACGTCAAATGCTGTAACTGTGATTGATAACGAAGTATTTGAAATAATTTATTTAGATAAAACCACTAAAAATAATGCAATTGGCGTTAAAGTTCGAAGTTCGGATATCATGGACGTATTAATATGTGATTATTGTGTAGATTCTATAATTTGGGGACTTTATGAAATAACTTTACCTGAAACCACTGGTCACACTATAGATAATTTTGAGCAATACGCTAACAGTAACTTAAAATTAGAAAATATTAACCCTATTAGATATTTTGTACCTATTGGAAAATTATCAGTTAATCAGTTGATATTTTTACCAGCACCAGAAATATTTAGAAGTGGTAATATTCCATCTATACATTTAAAAGGCGTATATGTAAATATACCTATAGATAAATTAAATGTTAAATCAAAAACCGAAATAATATTAAATAAATTAAATAGATGGGAATCTAAATATAAATCGTTAATAAAATCTAATTATTATATTGATATTGATACTAGATTTTATGGAAAAATAACTGAATATATTAAAAATCCTGTCAATTTTAATCTAGAATATAAGTGTGGAGTTAATCAAGAGCCTAATAATATATTATCAGAAGATGCGTGTAGTAGTATTCCAAATGCATTTATTATGCCAACAGAAATAATAAATATTATAAAATATTTAGAAGCAAACTCTGATAATTTTGCAGCAGATTATGAATGGTGGAGTCCTAAAGGATCTTGGCTAAAACGAAATTTTTCTATATCATATCCAGATAATACTAATAACGCTGTATACTCTGGACTTAATGATCCTAATTATTTTTTTGGTAACTATATAGAAAATAGCCAAGGGCTACAGTTATCTTTAGATAATTTTTATGCAGATGTTGGAAAATACATTATAGATTCATCGTGGTGTGTGTCAAATACCAGTTGGGATGGCAACTTTGGATCAACAGATAAAAACGAATATAATATTGGAATATTTAGCATATCTGGATATAACAATATAGGGTTTGATGAAAATAGTTCAAGTATTTTAGGTTATGAAAAAGTAATATCTATTGGTGCAAATATAAATGCGCCATTGCCGTTGCAAAATGTTACAACTTCTGGTAATTTGAGTTTATATTTTGGAAGTTATATTGATGGAGAATCTGGTATATCAAGAACGATAAGTCCATATGGCTTATATAATTGGTTTTACGGTCACGCAAATAAAATAAATAATGCAACTTCACCATTTAGATATAATTGGGAAATTACAGAATTAAATTCACAATTTGTAGATTGTTTTAAGTTTAATAATATATATGGTCAAATAGATAATATGTATTTTAAATTAAATTCATATTGGTCATTTTATGAAAAATATATTCCTACAAAAAATTCTATAATAAAATTATTAGAAGTATTTGAAAATACGTCACAACAAAATGAAATAACTTTGGGAGTATCTAACGGTATTGATTCTATGTATAATATACCATCTAAATATGTATATTATCCAAATTGGGTGACACATATCTCACAAATAGTAATAGATAATTATGAAATTCCCCCAGATTCATTTTATTTAAAAACCAATCAAATAACAAAAACCACGGATATCGTATTAAATACTCAGTCTTCTCAATTTAATTATGATACTTTAATTGGAGACAGTAAAATTATAGTAAGTGTATATTCTGATAAATACACAAATGTAGAATTACAAAAAAATACATTAAAAGATGACTTTATCAAAACTAGAGAAATAAATTGGATAAATTTAATATCAGAAAATAATACATATAAAGTTGCTAGACGAACTCCAGATTTAAGTTTAAAAGTCGCTTCAGAATCTGAACCGTTTATAATCGAAAATTATAAAGGTGAACAGTGTTATAAATTATCTAATAAGTTCGATAATGAAAGTTCTAATGCGTTTAGTGGTAATGGCTCAGTTGGAATAGATGTTGGAATAAATAATAACAATGGGTCTATAGATGTAATAAATTTAATAGATTATCCTTCAAATAATTTTTCTATATCGTGTGATGTAATATTTGATAAAATAATATTTGATAATAATTATGAACGAAAATTTGAATTAATATTGAAAGCGAAAAATAATTATACAGACGGTGAAAATAAAATAAATGATTTTTATTTTGTTGGTATTGGCACTTATAACTTTGATATAGGTTTGGGGATGCGATCTGTTAGTGGGGCGAATTTAATACAGGAAACCTATCTAGCTTCATATGGAAATTTTAATACAAAAGGTATAAAAAATGATACATGGTATACAGTAAGAGCCAGCATTAATGAAACTTATATAAATGTATATTTAAATGAACGTGGTCAAAATGAGCAATTAGTATTACATTATAATATAGATAAGAAATATGAAAAATTGACTGAAAGATATTTAAAGGGAGAATTTGAAACATTGCAAAGTATAGTTGTTGGTTTAAAAAATTTGTCAATTACTTATCCTATAGATTTAAATACAACTGTAAGTGAAGATTATACTTTAAAGAATTTCAAAGAAGAATTGGCGAAAACGTTGCCAATAAATGGTTATTATTCTGGATTTAGAGTGTTTAATCCGTATACATATATAACAAATGTAATTTTTGAGTATTATAAACCAAAAGATTACAAATGTGGATTTGGTATGGATGGTGTCTCATATAATGATTTAATTGAAAATATAAAATTTATATATTCATTACCTAAAAATCCTGATATTAAGAAAATTCAACAAGCTCTAAACTTTACTATTTATATATTAATAAATGATGTATTATATTTTAAACACGCAAATAATGCCGCAGATAAATATAATGGTCCAGTAGAAACGTTTTATGTAGTAGAAGACAAAATAATTATTATAGAAAAAATACAAAAAGATGATTCTGGGATAGGGTTAAATGAATGGGTTGTAGGTGATCATGAAATAATATGGTCTTTAAATGAAAATTGTTACAATATTTCAAATCCTGAAGATTTTTATAAATTTATTCCTAATTTATCTCAAATTAAATTATATAGAAATGATATATTAATAGATTATACTACTACTACATTGGAATTGGAAGATAGATTAGTATTTACTATTGGTGGTGACAGGACTATTAATTGGTCGTTAAGTGGTATATTGGGGCGATATGATATAATATTAAGAATATATCAAGAAGGATTTGCCACAGAATATCCAATTTTGATAAAAGATAAAACATACTATTCAGATGAATTGAGATCATATATGAAATATTCTAATAAGAAAATAGACCAAATAGTTATAAATGATAATATGCTAAATATATTATTTAAGGACATTTAATGAGTATAAATTCTAATATTTTATTTTATTTATCAAAGGGAAACCCATTTAACTCTTCTTGTGGTATGTCAATAGACCAAAACTTTTTTGGGAAATCTCTTGGCGGCGAAATTCTTACATCACAAAAGTTTTTAAACGGACAAATTATAAATTGTAATTTAAATTATAAAACTTATAATATATTTGATACAATTTCTTCAACTGATATTATTAAAGATAATATTAATTATAGATCAATTTTTATAAAAAATACTAGCACATCTAATATTATTTTAGATACTATTACTAGTGAAATGGTTAATAATAATAATGGTATATATTTTTCCGACATAGAAATAGCATTTGATGGAGTATATACTATTGGGGAAGTATCTAGACCAATTCCAACCAAAAGTATATCGCAACCTGGAAATCCTTCAATATATTTAGAGGATGAATATGATTCTACAGGTAAATTAAATTTAAATTTTAAAACCAATTTAGATTCTACAGATTTACCAACTGAATTATTACCTAATACCTGCATAAAATTGTGGATAAAAAGAACTTTAATTTTAAATAAGACAGAAGCTCCAGATGGCGATTTTGTAGAAAGTTTTATTATAACGATAAATGAATATGATAACGGAAATTCTACTCCAATAGAAATAGTATATGAAAAATTAGATGGTAGAATTCCATTAGCAAATTGGTATGATTATACTATAACTTCTGGCAAAGGTTCAAAAATAATTTTAAAAGAATTATTTCCAAAAGAAGTTGATTTAAGTTTCATTAATATCGTAAATACATTTGTTAAAGAAGATAAAATAATAATATTTTATTATACAGAAACTCAAAATATAAAAAATTATTTTTTATTAACAGTTAAACCTGATGATATTTCTAAATATAATAAATTTATTCAAATAAATTTAAATATACCTGAAAATATTTTAGATACCGAGTCTATTATTTCTAAAGATATAATGGGAATTTATAAATCGTATTATAATATTGATGATTATATAATTTTTTGGAAAGAAAAAATACATACTACAGATGTTAATTTTTTCGGGTCAGAAAATACATATGAAAGAATAACAGTTGATGTTCTGCATACTAACATTTGGACAAATAGTGTAACATTTGATTCTATATATGTCGGATATAATAATAGACATATATTAAACTTTAATTTAGATAATAATAAAATAATAAGAAAATATGTAGAAGGTATAAATTTATCTCAATTTGACGATTTATTTATATTATTTACTAGAGATACTAAAAACTCCCTAATTGTAAATATATCTGATATAAATTTAAATAAAAATCAATTATTATACGTTTTCGAAAAAGATATAATATCTAATAAATTTAATAAATTTAAGCATTTTCCTGGAGATAGTTCTCAGGTTTTATCTCATAGACTTTTCCCAACTACATTATTGACAGATCAAAGACTTACAGCATTTAATAATGTTAAGAATTCTATAAATTCGATAATAATTTCCGATACAAAAAATGTAGATTCGGACGTTGAATCATTAAGAACGATAAAATCTTTATTAGATGGAACTAGATATGTAGATTTAAATTCAATTCATACAAAAGAATTTAAAGTTAAAAAAAGTTTTATTACATATGAATTAGACAATAATAATACAAATTTAAATAATTTATTATTTACTACTGATATTTCTATAGACAATGATGAAAACGTATATGAAAATAAATTGACATATTTTTCGTTATCAAATACGATTAATAACATGCCAAATGGAATTCCATATGATAGACCATGGTTTCAACAAAATATAATAGATGATTCAAAATCGAATAGTTTATCAATTCCTATTGAATGGGCAGATAGAACATACAAAGATGAATGGATTACTATAGCTTCAACATTACCAGCTACATCAAATTCACAAATTTCATTTAAATATAATTTTAATAAAAATCTTTGGAAAGTTGCATATTATGATAAAAACAACATAGAATATGATTCAGTTTACGATTCATTTAATGATACATATTATAATACTAATTCTAGTGGCTCCACTGGTTCCACTGGCACTACGGGTACATCTAGTGAGCCTTTAGGAAAAACTTATAAAAATTTACAAATCGACGATCTGCCATATATTTTGGAACCTGGAACATATCAACCGTTTTCCATAAAACTTTATTTTAAAAATATAGGTCCTGATGATTATTTGGTAAATTATAAATTTTATTTTAAAGGTAATATTACTCCGATATTTGATATTCAAACTAGAGTGACTAGCATAACATATTTAAGTTATATATTAATTAATCCAAATAAAACGTTTAATATGAAAATAAATTATTTAGAAGTGTTAAATTCTTCTACTTCACAAAATTTATACTATATTAAAAATACGCACAATGCATTTTTAAATAATTTAAATATAGATATTGGATCAGAACTTCAAGTTAATAAACAAATATTTCAAAATCAAACCCAATTTAAATATTATAGAATAATGAATATATATGGTATTGATAATAGTATTAATGACTTAAATAGAGATATTGTTATACCAATTATATTATATGGAAATGGTTATAAAACTGACAATCCTAAATTGTATTTAAATACACTAACAGTTGATCAATTTAATACGTTAACTGTAGACGATTTTAACACATTAAGATTAAATAAAAATTACAAATTATCTCAAGATTATCCTTTTGATTTTTCAAAAATGAATATTAATGATAAAAATTTAAGATTATATTCAGATTCGAATTTTTCAAATCCAATAAATTTTAAAATTAATACATTCGAATATTCTAAAGATTATGTAGTATTATGGATAAAATTAACAAATTATGTTCCTAATACAAAAATATATTTATTTTACGGATGTGCCGAATCAGCTAAAAGTAAAACCGAATATATCAAATTAAAAAAGAATTTATTTAATTCTCCTAGTAATCTAGGAACTTGGTCATTTGAAAGTATATTGTATGATGAAAGATTATCATACAATACTGGGAAAATATTCAATGTTGGCGAACCAATGATATACGAAAAAACTTCAAATGGAGATTTGAGATTAACAAAAATAGAAAAAGAATATATGTATGGAATAGCTAAAGTATACAAATCCCACAAATTTGATATGGAAATTGATACTCCAGCAGAAGAAAGTCTATTTTTTGACGAAAATGTAAAAACACAATTTATAGATTTTATAAAACAAACAGCAAATGTCTTAAAACCTAGTTATACTTATATAAATGATATAAGACAATTCGGATTTGATATAATAGAATCTGGAAGTACCGCAGGAGGAAATATGGGTCAAACAAACAATACACGAATGACTGGTCTTGTTTCATTAACACCAAATTCTAATGTAAATACATATTATGAACGAAAAGATGATAATAGATTTAATTTATTAACATCATTTAACGGGTTTAGTAAAGATATAGATTGGATAATATCTAAAACTATGGATACTTCATTATTTAAATCTGGGTCATTAAAAGTAAATGGTAAAGTAAAAAGTGAAACTATAAAATTTAAAACTCCTTTTAAAAATTCGGATTATTTCATAGTATTATCAAATCCAGCCAATCAAAAAGTATATTGGCAGCTCGTATGTAATAATAAATTTACGATTACCTGTAGTAATTATTTAGTCAAAGAAGTTTGTTGGATGGCATTTCATAGAGACATATTTGGTGGAGTTTATACGCCGAATTCCATATACGTTGGAAAAAGAGTTATAACAGGATCTGTAGAAACTACTCAAGGAGAATCACCAACAACTGCAAATATGCCAGTTTGGTACAATAATGAATTGTTGGTAAAACCTGAAATAACAGTTGACGGCGATTCTGGTATTATGAATATGGATATGGATATTGGCTATTCTTTGATACTTTCCAGTGATGAAAATATAAATATTTACTGGAATGAAAAAGAATCAAATCAATTTAGAATAAAAACCAGTTCTCCTACTCCATGCACTATACATTGGGTAGCAATTAAAAAAGGAATAGAGTGGTGGCAAGAATTAAATTAAATACTTATAAAGGAATAAAAAATGACTACAGACGGCGAATTTAATGATGATATAACACAAGTAAGTCCAAATGACCTATCTACAGATGAAGTTGTTAATACTATATCTGCTGAATTGCAAGCAAATATTAAATATTTATTAAATCTTATTTCTGCTACCAATATAAACGGAACCAAACAAGGATCTGAAAATATATTAAATTATGATAATAATGGAAACAAAACATCCAGTAATGGTGGAACATTTAATACATTTGAAAATAAAAATTCATGGACTGCCGTAGAAAATACTGTTGTAGTAAATGATAGTACAATATCAAACACTGTTAATAATTTGTTAGTATATAATGGAATTGCATCTACTATAGAAAGTCAAACTGATTCTAATTCTTGGATAGAACGTGAATTTTACATAGCTCCAGAATTGAGGGGTGGATCATTTGTATTTGCTATAAAAGGTACAGGACTTAGTTCAATTCCAACTAATTCGGATGCAGATACTATAGAATTTTCTTATTGTAATTCGTCAACTGTTGGAGGAATTTCGGCAGTTAGTATAAGTGGGACGTGTCAATCAAGATATGAAGATGTAGTTATTGAAGTTAAAGGGGCAATTGTAGACACGGTAAATGCAAAAACATTAGGTCCATGGCCACAATTTTTACAATATAATCAAATTGTTGATGTAAATCCTGCTTATAGAACGGTTTATATACCTTTTAATATAGGGTTAAATACATCATCTGTTAAGATAAAAATATTCAGAACTCGCTTAGATGGCGCTATAGCTATCTCAAATATGGTATTAATAGCTTTGCCAATACCATATGATAATTATGATTTTAAAAATGTAGATATAAATCAATTTTACGATTTTAAAAATAATATTTTAAAAGTTAATTCTACAACAGTAAATGGGCGACATGTAGCAGCCAATTATTCTAATAAATTAAACGAATTATTGACAAAAGAACAAATTTTACATTTAATGCAATATAATAAAGATATACAGTTTGATTGGGATGCGATATCTGGACCAAGATTAATAGAATTAAATAATGACACTGACGATTCCCCAAAAGTGAGCGCATTTGAATTTGATCCTGGATTTACTAGATATTTACATTTTAACATGAAATCTAATGGTCCAACTCCAGGAATATGCTGTTTAGGGTTTAATTATTTTATAACAGAGAATGAATTTTCTGAAACGATAACCTGTGAAACTTCTGAGATTGTAACTAGCGAAAATGTCCAATTTCCAGCATTAGACTGTACTCAATATGATGGAAGTTGTTACGAAACGAATATAAATTTAAGAACTCCATACGATGTAAATAATTATTGTAAAAATATAAAATTTGACGTATATTTTAAAACTATAAATCCTGGAGAACCTGGAAATCCAGATATAACATCTTTTAATAAATTGAGTTATATAGTCGCAATTCCACAAAATTTAATAACTGATGGAAATTTGGGATATTTTGAAATTTATTATGACTTTTTTAAAGACCTTAAAAATGTTCGTGGCGCTATAACGTTATTTACAATATCTAGAGATGGATTAAGTGTGTTAGATACGTTTAATGGAAACTTTTTGGTTGGACAAACTACATTATCGGTTTGTAATCCTCCAGACGATATTCCAGAAACAGGTTCTTACACTATTGCTCCATCTGAATGTTAATATAAATATATTTATAAAACCTGTTATAATATATAAATACAACTTGAGGATTATATTATAAATGGCAGTTACTCCATCATTAAATTGTATATGTTCTACTCCATCCCCAATGCAATATTTTCAAGCATATACGGGCATTGTATTTACGTATAATAAAAAAGATTCCTGTAAAATTTATGCTCCAAATTTTAAAAATATATTTCATTCAAAAGTGCCTTCTGGAAGTGGTTCTGAAATGTGTTTTAAAGATGAATGGACTAATAATACCTTATTAGTTTCGGGGTCAAATGAAAAAATAGATTATATAACTTTAAAAGAATTGTGGGAATATGCTAATTCTAATTTGTCGTGGTCTGAAATAAAAGAACAGTTAACATTTAAAGATATAGATGTTGGCGAAATAACGTTATACGATTTCGTTAAAGATGTTGATTCGTTTTTAGTATATAATAGATTGAATAAATTTGGAAACGTTTGGTGGATTGGAAAAGTGACTACGGATTTAGAAGGAAATAACTCTAGATACTTAAACGTATCAATTCCTAATGTTAGTGGATATGGCTTTGGGTCACAAGGTGCAAAAGAGTTATTAAGCTTTTGGTCGCCAGATAAATATTTAAATGACGAATATAAAAAATACTCAAAAAATCCTACAACATATTCTGGTCCTATAAATTCTAATGATCTTAATTCTAATGGATGGTTTTCAGTTCCAGATTTACAAATATCAACAAAACCATTCGAAAAATTAAAAATAGCTCAAATTTTATTAAATTTAAATTATTCTTTTGATAGTAATTTCTTTGGTAAATATTACACAATAGATTCCACATTAGGAACTAGAATAAAAGATTCTACAGCAGATGTAGTATTTGATATTTCCCAAACAAAAGCAAATCATAATTCTGGGGTGTTTACTGACACTATTATTAATCATTGGATTGGTGGATTAACTAATACTGCAAATTTACAAAATATAGGTCAATTGGGAAATTATAAAAGTTCAAATTGTGACGATAATACTTCAACAACTTCAAGTAATGAAATATCGCATCTTATATCAGCGCAACTTTCTTTAAATACTCAATATAATCCCAATAAAAAAGAAGTATTAAATACTATTGATCCTATAAATTGGAAAAGTTCGGATTTAAATAATAATTCTAGACAATTGGGATTATTAAATGTTGATCGGTCTTTTGGTGGTGCTAATGGTGATATAAGTGAAGGTATAGTATTTGGAGGAATTCAGAAATCTGAAAATTCAGCTCCTAAAATATTAGACAACGTTGAAATTTGGAATAGTATAGGATTTTTAAAAAATATAGATACTCATGCTAATGTACAAAGAGCCTTTCATTTGCAAGGTGGAAGTACTTCAAAATGTGCAGTAGTTGTTGGAGGATTTTCAGATTTTAATTATTCTGATAAAACTCAATTTTCAGAATATGGTAAAACTACAGTACGAAATGATATGGAAATATTTATAAAAAGTGATATACCATTAGTGTCATATTTTAAGAAAATTCCTGATATATTTTTAACAATAGGGCGAGGCGACGCGGCAGGAACTTTGGATGTTACTGTAGATGATAGAAAAGATAAATTTGAAGTTACTAATATATTAAAAACATATCCAACTAATAGTACTGATGAACAGCGCATTACAGAATTTGTCGATAGTTATTCTGGAACTTCTAATGCAAAGCGATATAGTATAATTAATATAAATGGATTTATATATGGAGGCAATTCTACTGGAAATTCGTATTTGTCAACTACTACTACCAATGATGATATTTTAGATTCATTTGAAGAAATAAGTTGTATATTTATAAATGTTGCTGATAAATTTAGATTTGATGAAAATAAATATACTGGTAAATGTATATCAAAAGTTAAAGATGTTTTAATAGTAGATTGTAAAGAAAAAAATGGAACATCTATAAATCTTACAAATTGTGGAAAATATAGAATTATTTATATAAATGGTGCCGGAAGGAAGGGGTTATAATATGGGAGATTCTAATCCATTAGGTTCAGTATCAGATGCTTTAGGTGATGCCTGGAATGCTGCGAGTAATGCTGCCGAAGGTGTTGCTGGCGCTATAGGATCAGCTTTAACCACGATAAATAATTTCGACCCTTTAAATGATATAGTTCCTGGATCATGGGGCATTCCTGGAACAAATATACGAATAGATATATCACAATTATTATTTGGCGGCTTAATTGGACTACCATTAATTGGACTAGCTCAAGCTTTGTTTTATCGCAGACCAGATGATAATTCATTTATTACGCCACAAAATACATATTTTGCAGATTTAAAAGTTTTTATAAATGGTAATTATCTTAAATCTATATTTGTAACCCCCGCTGGATTTGCAAGTTCAGCAGAAATTGCAAAATATATTAATCAAAATCCACAAATTGCCTTTTCTGATATATGTGTTAATGCTCCAAATTCAACATTGACACTTACATTTAATGATAATTCATTTGATAATAATGATGGTGCAATCAATGTTGCAATATGTTATTTAGGAGAAGACGCTGATACATGTGGATGTTCGACTGATACTGTTGATCATTTTAGTTTAGCTGTTGGATTTTCTAAAAATAATCCAAATAAAAAATATCCGGTAGAATGTCACGGTATGGTTTATGTTGGTAATAATAGCAACGGGTTATCAACTGGTGGAAGATGTGAAACTAGTTCTTTGGATCATGCTGAAACTAAAATAAACGAAAAATATACGAATAAATATTCTACGTTATTCGACGATTTAGAATCTAAATCAGAATTGGAAAAAGCGCGAGTATTAGATTTGGTTTATAAATATGATGGTACAACTTGGATAAGACAACAAAATTTAATAGAATCTGTTTACTATCATAGTGGAGTTGGTAATGATACTCATGCGGTATTTTTTGGAGGAATACACGAAACAATTTCTAAATATACTTTTTCATATAATAGTGATTTAGATAACTTAGACTTACCTAAATTTTCCGATTTCAATTTTGATAATAAATTTATAAAAGATGTAATAGAAGATAAATTATATGGAACACGATATCCAAAAACATTAAGTTCTAGTGTTTGTTGGCAAGAGCCAATTTGGACTGACAACTCAAATTTTAATAGAGATCATATATTAATAAGTAATCCATCATATTCTGCCGATACTACTGGAAATTATTTTAATTTTATAAAAGATGCAGATTTTCCAAAGTTTTCGTTTTTATCTATTCCTGAAAATGGAAGTTTCGATTTCGGATTAAGTGCTGTGTCATATAATAATATTTTAGGAAGTCCTGTATGTACGGGAACTGCGTGGAAAAATATTCCATGTCTCATAAATACTGTTAATCCGGTTACTGAAATGTCAAATTATCAGATTATATCTGGAGCAAATGTAATTATATCTTATCCAACGGTTGATACTTTGACTATAAGTGCAAATTTTCAATCAATAACTACCAATCATTTTCCAGTAAAAGCTGCAACATTAAGTATTTCTAGTTTACCTATAGAATTTTATGGACAAATATTTATTGATGAAATTAAATTACAATATAAAAATAAAATAAAAATGTATCCAAATGATGTATCTGGTGCAATAACCAATGAATTTAAAGGTTGTTCATTGCAAAGTATAGTTGCAAACGAATCGGTAGTAAATTTAATTGGCGCATTTCAACATACATTTATGTATACATCTATTAATGGCGCAATATCTGGATATGCAAACAGAGGCGTGTTCAATATAATGTATAATAAATTAGATGATATACGTGATGCCATATTAACTGATACATATGCTTCGTCCGTACAAAATCTAACTCTTATTGATTCACTTATGCTTCCAATTTCTGGAACCTTTATTTCAGGAGATTCGCAAGTTAAATTCAGTACGATTAGTGATAATGGGGTAATGGTTGGAATACAAAATAAAAATTATGATTGGATATATACATTGGAAGATAGTAGTTTTAATATTGCTGAAAAATTTAATATAATAGCATCTATAGGAAATGATACTAATGAAAGATGGGGTGTACCATTATGGTCATCAGCATTTACGAATGATACAGATTATTTAGGAAATTATGTATTCAATTATAGAACTGAATTTTCTAATGGAAATAAATTTGAAACTCTTTATTCTATCACAAATTTAGTATTTAGTTCTAATTCCGCAATGGCATTAATAAATAATAGAATTTATGTAGAAGGTAACAGCAAAGATCAAGTACACAATGTTGTAGCATTAAATGATGTAGAAATAAAAGCATATTGGAATGTAAATACTGTAACATATGAACCGAATTCTATTGGTAGATTATATGATATTTCTGATACTCTTGGAGTGAGTGGAATATGTAGTTATACATTTACTCCGTCTTCAACCTTAGTAAATATTACTGGTGGTATTCAAACATATTCATTAATTTGCAATTCTGGAGATAATTCATTTCCAGATTTAAATTGTTGCTCTGGTGGCGGGCATTTATTTCCATCACATTTCTTTTTAAAATCTATTTCTGATTCTATAAGCTCTACTGATGGTACTAGACATATTAATGTAGAATATAATTATATTGACGAATGTATTTGGAATATTTCATCAGTTAATTTTGTGCCATCAGGAAGTTTGACATACCAATTTGATTCTTCTACTAATTGTTTATATAGTTGTCCAAATACTACAGTCGAATCACTTGTAACAGGTACTATCACTAGTTCTAATGAAATATTTGAATTTCCTACAGATAGTGACAATTTTATTTTAAATAGCGTATCTCCATCAATACTATCTTCTGGAACGTATCTAAAAACTGTTACATATAATTTTGTAAATAATACAAAATGGAAATTTGATTCATATAATACGACAGCATATCTTCCAATAAATTGTACATTAACTTCTATATCTGCAATGCATTGTATTAGTGGAAATAATTATATTACGGGATCTGCTGAATCTGTAGTATCTAGTGCAATTTCTGGATCATTTTCTTCAATTGGTTCTGCATGTTGTAGTGGTATAAAAATGTTCCCTAATGATTTTACATTTATAAGTTCTACTGAATTTACTTCTAGTGGAAAATTATATTCAAATGTAAGATATGATTTATTTAATACGTGTGCTAATACGTTACAAACATCTATCAATCTTATTTTATTGGCAAAAAATGAAGGAACTTTAATATCAACATTGGAAGCGTGTCCAGCAGGTATTGTACAAGTTCAATTAAAAACTTGCGTTATTGAAAGTTGCGAATCGTTAATAACTCACGAAAATCCTAATCATGATATAAATGTTGGGGATAGTGGTAACGTATATTCTGAATATTCTACCAATTTCATACAAGAATTTAGAGATGACGGCAGATATAAAGTCCCAGAATATGTTGTAACATCTAATGCTAATAATGTATTAACTCCAAATAAAGGAATAATGTTGCAAAGTAAATGGAAACGTTATATGGATGGTGTAGGATTAGGTGGCGATTCTCCAAATTATGATACTATTTCTATTTTAGGTTCTGGATTTAAAACTGTAAAAATTCATCCAGTAACTCAATGGAGAGAGATTGGATTTTGGAATATAGGACAAATGATATTTGGAACTGTTGATAAATCTGTAATAGTTGGTGGACATAAAATTTCTAGAAGTGTTGGGCAAACTTTATTAGGAAGTGGTATGCATTCATCTCCTACTTCTAAACGAATTTATATATGGAATACCGAAGATATTCCAGAAGAAGACTCATACTTGAAAAATTATTACGGAAGACGTTTTAATACATATTATACAACTAATACTAGTGCTATTTCTGCTAATGGAAATAGATCAGATTTAAATTGTATTATATTTGAAGCTGAATCTAATATAGATGTTGAAAGATTTGGCACTGTATTTTTTGAATCGAATACGAATTCTGTTAATGTAACATTTGCAACTCCAATGTCTGATGATGTAGGCGCAAACTATTACGTGGCATTGACTTGTAGTGAAAATATAAAAGTTTGGTGGGAAAATAAAACTACTAGCGGGTTCACAATAAAATCTGAAATGAGTAATTGGACGGGCACCGTAGATTATATGGCAACCGTAACTATGAAAACTACAGAGCAAGATATTATACAAAATCCACCAGAAAATGGATATATATTTAATAAGTAAGGAATAATTATGACTGAACCTATAATACCATCTGAACCATTTATAACTGACGGAATAAGCTTGGGAATACCAAATCAAAGTGCTACCGATATTACATCTTTGGATAATGCTATATCTGCTGATAGTGATGGCAATCTAATTTTTAAAGATAATTATACAAAAACATTAACTGATATTAATGGAAATCCATTAAATTATATTAAATTAAAAGATTTATTTCAAAGAATTCAAGGTGTATATTCTGTTGATGGAGTGTTGTATTTTAAAGATTCTACAGTTCCTCGTCCTTATTCATTAAAAGAAATAATAGATGCATATGTTCAATGGAAAAGTAAATTAACTACTGGCGGCATATATTGGATCGGTAGTACAAAAATAACAAATAATGATTGCAATAATATAATTGTAGATGTGAATGGAGATCCTACAGTTGTAGAAAATACTGTAGATGGACGAATTTTCGTAAAATTGACTGAAACTAACGATTATCCTGGTAATGCTGTTGGCACTAAAGTTTTTTCTTTAGATCGATATTTATCACAATTATCTGATTATGATTCTAATATAACTCCTAATGGGTATGCATATAATGCTGATGGGTCTATGAGATGGCACGATGTTCCAAATTTATCAATTATATTGCCTCCATTAGATGTTAATAAAGCATGCTTTATATTAGCGAAAGTTAATGCTAGATTAGTATCTTCTAATTTACCTATATTATTTAGATTATTTGATAAAACTGCGAATGTAGAATTGGATAGAAAATCTATAAATAATAGTTCGGCATTGTCGTCCGAACAACAACCAATATTGACATTCGTTGGCGCATTGCCAGAATTTACAACTGCTAATAAAATTAGTTGTAATTGTGATAATACGTCAGATCAAATAGAATTACAAAATGATCCACCGCATACAATAACTATACAATTTCATACTGATGATATATTAACTTCTGATGTATCTTATAGTTGTGTAGATGGTAATACTAACGGAATTCATTATAAATCTTTAGAACGTCGTTTATTAGGATTTCCAAATTCTATATCTAATGTTCCTATAACCAATATGAGTATAGATACGATAATATTTGATATTAATAAAAATGATTCAATAGGTCGAAAATCTGGAAATGTATCGTTTAAAAATCAAAATTATGTTAATATTGCATTTGCAAATCCTTTTACTGGAAGTGATTATATAATAAATTTATCATGTAATAAAAATATAAATACGTGGTATACTAATAAAAAATCGACCGGATTTACTATTGTGGCAGAAAATAATTTTACTGGGACCATCGACTGGATCGCTACAAAAATTAAATCACAAGGGGATGCATAATGGCACTTGAACCTTTTAAATCTAGTGTATATCAAGTTGGAAGAATACCTAGCGCATTAACAGATGATGCCAATGGGAATCTGATTCTTTCTGATATTCCAAATCCATCTGGAGTAACGTTAACTCAATTAATTGAAGCGATATTGAGTGGTAAAGTATTATTTGATTCGTCAAATTCATTTTTTACAGGTGTTACCAATGTTGCAGACGCATTGCGGTATTTAAATCAATTTGCATATCAAAAAGATTCTACTAGATTTATATATGTGGATTCCACTATAACAAATGATAAAATTGTAGATGGTGAAATTTATAATTCTTTAATAGATGCTGTAACGTGGGCAAATTTACAATTATATAATGGATACAATTCTTTTAATATATTTGTTATGGGGTCTCATAAACCGCAAGGAGTATTAGAACAAACTTCTGATATTGGGGTTTACGAATTTCAAAATGATGATACTTTTAGCCCATTAATTTTAAATAAAAATGGTATAAAAATTATAGGCGTAGGTAATCCAGTAATAAGACTTAATAATTTTAATGGAACATTGAGTGATAGACTACATTTCTTCGAAATCGATAAAAATTCTACTAATAATATATCATGTTATATTGAAAATATTGCATTTGAATTTGTAAATTGCTCTTATATGACTGCTATAAAAATAAAAAATTCTCCAATAAGTAATGTTATAAAAGAACATAGTGGATCTAATTTTTTAAATTTGTCAGTTTCATTTTATGGTGGAAGTAATTCTTTTAATAGATTAATAGATGTATCTACCGATGATACTCCATTAATATCTAATATTTTAATTGATGGGTTGCGTATTGGGTCTATAAGTAATGTAATTCCAAATTCGAATGAAATTGAATTAATATATATTAATCATCATGCTGAAACTTTAATTACAATTAATAATATGACATTTGGAATGGCACAGCAGCCAAATGCAACAACTAATACTGATAATTCCCAAGTTACATCATTTACTGGCGTAAAAATAAAGAGTGGTAAGGTAAATTTAAATAATACTACATTAGATGAAAAATTTTATTGGAATGGGTATTCATTTTCTAATGTTTATACTAAATTATTGAAATCTTATAATGATTCAAAAATAACTATAAGTAATGTTAATATCATACGAAATGAATATAATACTTTGGTTGAATATACTGGTGGTTTAACCACAATTAAAGATTGGATAGATGTAAATGAGACTAGCGTTTTAAATGTGTTTGGATTTGACGAATATTATAATGTAAGCGTATATAATTCAATCGCGCCAACAACAGGAACTACTGGAACTACTGGAACTACTGGAACTACTGGAACTACTGGAACTACTGGAACTACTGGAACTACTGGAACTACTGGAACTACTGGAACTACTGGAACTACTGGAACTACATTTAATATAAAACCAATGAAATCGTTTTGGAATGGTTCAGATTTAGCTTTTGGTATAGGTCATAAAAATGAATTAAGACTTGGATTTGCTAAAGGTTCAGTATCAGATTTCGCTAATTATTCTATGGAATATGGCGCTCCAATTTGGCTAAATCCTATTAACAATTCATTACAATATTTTAACGGTGTAAACATAATTACATTAGATGGTGGTGCCTCAAAAAATTATTCGCAAGCTATATTAACAACTGATTTTTCGCCTACGTCATATACGATGTCTGGCGAGGCTACATTTTTAGGGTTTCAATACGATATTCCACACTTATTGTATTTAAATGATAAATATTCATTTACTATAAACGTTATAGAAACTTCATCTGGAAGAAAAATAAATCCTCAAGAAGTTTTTGCATTAGATATATGTAATACAAGAATAATATTAACTACACCTACTGATATTAACGTTACAATAATAGGATTTTAAGTTTTATTTAAAAGTGTATTAAGAATATTTAATTGTGATGTAATAAATTGTTTATCATCTTCTTTAATAGATGATTTTTTCAATTCGTTTGAATAACTATTAGTTAATAATTCTACCATTATTTCTTCATACTTTTGATTTTTATAATCTGGAGATTTAAATAATTTTTCTGAAATTAATCTCCATTCATTTATTTCAGAAATTCTATACTTTATTTTTTTCTCTAATTGGACATATTCAAATTTTTTCTTAGATATAATAATTACTTGATCTTTCATATCAAATTCTATTTCCTTTTTGCCTATTATATCAGTTTCTTTTTCATATTTATTTTGCATAACTTCTTTTAAAAGATATTCAGCGCGGTCTATTGAATTTTTTTGTAATTGCAATTCGTGTAACTCTCTAATTAATTCATTTGAATGTACTTCAGCTTCAACTTTACATTGATGAAATCTAGAATCAACTGTTGGAAAATCTTTATTTCCCAATACTCCAAATAATTTTATTATTAATGGTCTATACATTGGAACTGTTTCGTATGTACTAACCATAAAATCTGAAGATTCTGCTAATGCTTTAAAATCATCAGAAGTCATAATGGACTTGGAACAATATTTGTCTACCAGTGATAATGATTTATTATTTTTTTCCGAATTTGAAATTTCTGTGTTATTATTGTTCATTTTATTATTTTCCTTTAGTTTTGAAAAAATCTACGGTTACTACATCACATATATTAAATTTTTTACATTGTTTAGCATCCAACCACACATTATGTTCAGTTAATAATTGATCTTGAATAATTTTTTTAGTCAATTTAGTACATTTCATATAATGATTAATAATTCTATCGTGAGTTCTATCCAATTCTTTTCTTTGAGCCATTAAATCTGCATGACTCGCTTCTATACCAATTGAATATCTATGTGACATGAATTGCGTATTTTTTGTGGCTTTTCTAAGACCTTGAGTACCATTCATAAAAATCATTAAGCCTGCTGAGGCAGCTTGACCTAAAGCAAATGTTTCAATAGGTGTAACCATTTGGTTCATCCAGTCGATGATCATCCAAGCACTATATAAATCTCCTCCAGGACAATTTATAAGAAGAGTAATTGGATTAAATTCGTTATTAGCTCTATTTCTAGCTTCTAATTTCATCAAATCTTGAACCAATACAGTCGCTATATCTATTTTTAATTCACCAGTTAAAAATAAACAATCGTTTAATTGTGTACTGTGAAGTAAAATTTCTTCTGATAATGGTATTTCAAATCGCATATAGTTTCCTTTAGTTAAGATGGTTCTATAAAATCTGGAAGATTGGACATATCATAAGTTGACAAATTTGTATATTCAGTGCCTTTAATTTTTAAAAATGAGTTTTTTCCTATTACTTGTATAGACCCACAACTACATTCAACCCATTCTGTATTAGAATTGGGAGTTATTACATCTTTACATAAATTACATCTTAATTTTATTTCTTTAAAGAAATTATATGGCATTTTTATCCTTTATATATTTTAATAATATATCTTCTAATATTTGTTTATAATCGATATCGTTATGAAGTTTTATTTTTTTCCAAACATATTTTTTATCTGGAGGCATAGCACTCGCATGATTCATAAGATAATCAATCCCATCACGTTCTAATTCTATAACAATATCGCATTTTTTATATTCATTAGAAAATCTACTATCTTCACAAATAGCTATATCATAATTTTTTATTTTAGATAAAGATAACTCTATCCAAAAATCTTTATTTACATTATTTCTAAAACATTCAGTTCCAATAATTTGGAGTAATTTTCTAGGAGTCCAGTCGATTAAACATGGCATAGGAGAGTTTTCGGAAGTCCATGGAGTTTCTTTAAATGTTTCATCTTTCAATTGTGATATTTCAAATCCTGTAATTGATGATACTAATTCGTATATTGGCATAGCAAACGCAAATGACCCAATTTTCAAATCAAATATTGGATTTAAAGGAAGTGGAACGTCTGGAAATATTTTTGTAAATAAAGTCCTTTTGTTGGATATAGTAAACGTATTAAACGCTTCCAATATTTTTTTAGCGGTTGTTGATTTTCCAACATGTCCTGGTCCAGCTAATCCTATTATATAAGTCATTTTACATCTTTCGCTTTTTGAAAAAATCCATCTCCAAGATTTATATGTTTTTCTTCCGAATATTCAAGCATTATAAATTGCTTACAGTGAGTTCGTAAACATGTGCAACATATGATAGGTTGTCCATGTATAGATACTTCCAATAGTAAATTGCAATTTGGGCATTTAACTTGGGTCATAATTATTTCCTTTCGGTATCGATTTGTAATTTTAACCAATTTGACATATCATCAAAATTAGGAAAATGGATTTTTACTTTTTGCTGTTCAGTATTTTTAAATTCTAAAATATACCCATTAGTTATTTTTTCAATGGTAATCATATATTATCCTCATTATTCATGATACTATTATAACAAATTTTTAATAAAAAGCTATAAATACTTTTATGCTAAAAGATAAAACTATAAATCATTTTCATTTAGATAAAAAATTTATAAAACAATTAAATTTAGACGGATTTGCTCCTGGGAAAATGGTGTATTTAGATACTGATGGTATTTATAAACTTGCATATGTGTCAGATGATCTAATTACGTCTTGTATTCAAGGTGTAATTTGGGAAGTTATAGACGAGAGTGGATTTTATTTAAATTGTGAATTTTGTGAATTGCGATATAGATTTCCGTTAACTGGAGAATATTTTAATAAATTTGATACTAACAGTTGGACTTTTGAAGATTCTTCGGTAATTAATGTATCTACGTGTAATATAACTGCTTCTACTCCAATAACTTATACCAATTCTCCAGATTACACTAAAGGCACTCCAGTTGAAATAATATCCAGTTCTATCTTTGGAACATTTATATCAACTGGAACATCGAGTTGTAGTGGGATAAAACAATTTCCGAATGATTTTGAATATGATAATATTGTTACGTCAGCTACGTCAGAATCTAAATTATATTCTATAGTTACGTATAATTTATATGATAGTGACTTTTCTGTGATGATGACAATTAGTATAACATTATCTGCTGAAAGTGTTGAAACTGGGGAAGTTAGAGAAGATTCCCCAAATAATGATTATATTCCTGGTCAAGTTGGTAATATATTGTTTTTAGGAGGAAATGGTGGATATTCTATAGCGCAATCTAATGTAATAGTTGGATATAAAACTAATTATGGAATCGTATATAGACCGGAATTTTTAAATTATCCAGGATTTTAATTATTCACCTTTTCCGTGACATTTTTTATATTTTTTTCCACTTCCACATACACACGGTTCATTTTTGCCAATTTTAGTTTTGCCTTTTATTATTTTTAAAATATCTAAATTGCTAGTCTTTTTTTCAACTACTGATTTCTTATTAAATAAATCTGAATATACAGAACTAGATTGTTGAGTAACGCCATTTAAAACTGTAACAATTGGTGACGTAACGGTTAAATTTAAATCCGAATTATATGAAGAATCCGCATCTAAATTTTGTATTGGCTGTTGTTGTTGTTCAGTTAATTTTATTATCCCCATTTTAGCCTGTTCTTTAATCGCATCTATTTGTTCGTTTTTTTCTTCCGCAGTTTGCTCACCTATACTAGTTTGAAAATTGAAAAATTTTATAGTATTTTCTGGTACAGTATAAACAGTATTTTGTCTAAATGGTAAAGTAGATTCTAAAAAATCTATTGGCAATTCCCATTGATCTTGAGTATTGCGTATTTCTACGATAACATCTTCATTATTCTCTAGTTGTGCCATCAATAACTTCTTTTTTGTTAGGGGTTCCAGTTATACTATTATTTAAAAATTCTATAGGTGAATTTTCACGAATAGCTTCAACGTTTTCTTGATCTACATCGACATCAGTATCCGAATCTAATTGTTTATCCATGTTATTTACGTCAAAATCTGACGGTTCTTCTATTTTATATAAAAGTAGATTAATTATACAATATAATGATACCCATCCTAAATATGATATATTAGATATAAACAAAATATTATGAGGAATTAAAGTTGCTATTAAAAAAATTATTGAAGAAATTATTGTTATTTTTAATAATTTTGTTAATAATGGTTCCCAAGTAGCTTTTATTACATCTAAACAAAAATTTGATATTAAAAAAAGTATTTGTTTTAAAATTTCTATTAAATTTTTCATAATGTTATTATATCATATATTTTTAAATATTATGGTAAAAAGTCTCTTGGTATAGTTGAATTTGGTAGAGCGCCAAAAATAACTGCAATTTCTTTCCAAACTTTATCATGGTCTGGACTTTTACTTCCTCTATATAATAAGTCTATAACATGTCCTAATTCGTGTGATATTATTGCTTTAGTTTGTTTATTATTACACTCAAATATAAGGTGATTAAATTCTATATTTATTTGTTTTATTTTTCTATTTCCGGTCCAGCTTACCGCAGCAACAACCTCTGAAAATTTATAATTTATAAATATACATATAGGGGTTTTTTGTAAAGGTTCTAATACTTTATTATATTTTTTTGGACAAGTTAATTTAAATTTAGTTAACATCGTATATACTACTTTTTGCAATTTTAAAATAGTATTAAGTTCATTTTCATATTTTATAATAGATGTTAGTATCATATTTTGCATTCATTATGTGGTAGCAGATTCTAAGCAAATTTTATCAGTTAATTCTTTTAATAATGCATTAAATAGTCCAAACTCAAAATTTTTCAAAGCTGAATTCAATAATGGTAACATCTGGTTTAAAAATGATGCTGGATCTAACGCTTTTAATTGATCCACTAATGCAAATTTATTTCTCATAAAATCTGATAATAATCTTTGAATTCCTAATAAATCGTCATCGTCTAATAATTTATTTATTGCATTTTGTAACGCATCTATTGTCATTTCTGGTAAATTTAATCCAGCTTGTCCCAAATCCGTAATACCAGCAAGCTTAGATTTTAATATCTGCATTATTGATAATAGTTGAGCTATAGGACCAAAATTTTGTAATTGTACTAAATTTCTTATTGCATCTTTCAAAGCTGCAAATGCTACCGTTGGATCTAATTTATCTATAAAATCTAACAATGAATCAAATTGAGTGCTACCTAACAATTTAGTTATTTCTTCTAAAGCTGAAAATGCGCCAGCGTTTAATGCGTCATTTGCCATATCAATTAATTTAGCAAGTTTCGCAAATGGGTCTGTTATAGCATTTAATGCATTTGCTATAATTTCAGCTTGAGCCTTTTGAATTTCATCGATTACTGCTCTTAATTTATCGAATAACATTTCACTACACATTTGAGCAGCTAGTTCAAATAATTTCTTTAATCTTTCAAATGGATCAAATGCTCGCAAAGCATTTAATATACTTTGTAAGCAGTTATCTTTAGCCATAGCTAAAACTTGTTCAAATGACAAGTCTATAGGAAATGCTGGATTTATTAGTAATTGTGGAAATATGTTAAAGGTTCCACCTTCAAATAAATTTATAGTTGGTAATTTTGGAACAAGCGCATCAAGAACGTCTCCAATTTGTGAAAATACTGAATCAAATCCAAATTCTCCACCAATATTGATACAAATTGTTGTAGGTATTTTTATAGCTCCAATTTTATTTCTTAAATTATCCAATCCTCCGAATTTAAGTCCAGTAAATGATGGAGATTTTAATTTTATACTTGGCAACGTTACTGTCAGTTTTCCTAAACCGAAATTTAATTTACTAAAATCTGGAAGTCCTAATTTTGGTAATTTTAAATTAAGATTTGGAAATTTTAATGCGTCAAAAAGTGGCGCAGTATTTGGTAAACTAAAACACACACTTTTTGATTGATTTTCTATATTTCCGAAGTCTAATCCCATATAAATTTCTCCGTATTAGTTTTGTTGTTTATCTAAAAAAGATCCTAATTTGTCTTTAATTTCTACAAAAAAATCAACAAACGAGTTTATTATCCAGCAAGTTCCAGAATATAAATATGACAAAAATATTATAGTCATACTTGTAGAAATTCCTGTTTGTCCGATTGGTATTAAATTTAAAGAATAATTACAAATACTTATATTTAAAAATAAATTAATTAACGTAAATATAACGCCTATCCAAAATCCCAAACACATCATACACGAAGTCAATTCTAAAAATTTATTCAATATACTATATAATCCTTTATATAACAACAACTTATATTTATATTTATTTAAAATAATAGATTTTATTTTATTTTCTAGTTCAATTAATAAAGTTCCTAATTCGTTTATAGTTTTATCATTTGTTTCGTTATAAAGTTTATTTAAAATGTGATTATATAATTTAGTATTAGCATCATCAATCAAATAACTTTTACTATCTATTAACATTTTAATATAACGTGAATCCATAGTTATTTTATTTTCAATATTTAATCTTATATTAGATAAAAATATTTTAAAAGTAGAAAATATTTTTCCTTGAACACACAATAACGTACATCCATAAACTATTAATATACAAATTAATAGTTCCATACTTATTCCTCTTCTATGATATTTTTACGTTTTATATCAACACTATCTATTATAGTTGCTGCTGACGAATCTTCTTCTAATGTTTCATCAACAACACTATCAATATCATCACTTACTTTTTTATTATCTTTATTTCTTATTATTTCTTCTTCTAAAATTTGTATATATTTGTCTACATCTTTTCCAGTTTTTGGCTTATCAATATCTTTATTAAAAACTTCATTTAATTTTTTAATTTGATTTGCTGCTGGACCTGGATATCGTTGAGCATTTGTATATTTTAATGGGTTTGGCTTCTTTGACAATTTTAATTCATATCCATTACTTTTTCCTTCTATAAAATCCCAAGGATTTGGTCCTTTATACCATTTTACTCTATATTGTTCACATTCACATAACAATATAGTTATGACCCCAATTTCGCCAGCCTTACGCTCAACTACATCACCACATTTAAACATGGTGTTAATTCCGTTTTTCCAATTATCTATCCTAGATATTGCGTCATTAACGTTTATTATTGGTGTTTTTTGTTTAGCCATGAAATATCCTTTGTCTTGGGTTAATTTGATTATATGTTAATACTTATATTTGTCAAGATATTTATGTTGAAAATTGAGTTAAACCTAAATCTTTTAACCCTAATTTCCATACATTTCGTTCAAATGATGACGCTAATTTTATATATTTATTAAATCTTTCGTTTAATAACGGAATTTTTGGAGGAATTTTAGGATGCATATTTATATCACCAGGAAGAAAATCTTTTTTCTTCGCTTGGCAAATTTTACAACAAGCTACTAAATTTGTCCAAGAAGTTGCTCCACCTTTTGATTCTGGAATAACGTGATCTCTTGTTCCATTTTTTGTTGTTAATGTGACCTCACAATATGCACATTTATATAAATCCCTCGTTAAAATAGATTTTAAACTAGGTTTTGCATTAACCTTTTCTTTTTTTGGTTTTACATAATTTTTTAAAACTATTATTGAAGGATAACTCCACGAACTATAAACTGATCGTATTTTATATTTTTCTGGATAAGAATGTAACAAATTACACGAATATGGTTCTAAATAAACTTGGCAAAATGCGCTATACCACGAAATTATATCCACCGGATTCCAACTCGCATCTAATTTTATACATCTAAATGTCATATTATATCCTTAATTAATTGAATTATACATATTTTTTTAAAAATGCAAGAAGAATGTTATTGTATCGAATTTTAATAATTAATATATAAATAATAATAATAACCTTAATTAACAGAGAGTGGTCATGAAACATTCCAAAATAACAGTTTTTAGTATAAGTGATCCAACTGGAACAACTGCTCCAAGCGCAGGTGCTAATGGGGAGTTGGGAGTAATTGGGTTAAAAAGTGAAATAATGACAGTTTCGGCAGATTTGCAAATGCAAATTAGCGCATTATCTATCTCTGGAGGAGGTACATGGTCGCAATTAAATCAATATGAATTACAAACTTCTCAAGTTATTGCAGTCACACAATCTGCAAATCGGGTATATGTTGGGGTAACTGTTACTGGTGGACCAGTAACAATTTTATTACCCCCATTACCATCTGATTTACAAGAAATCTTGGTTAAGCATGAAACTGGAAATGTAGTTTCAAATATTATTACAATAAGTGGTAATGGTAATACTATAGATAATTTTCCAACACATATTATAGATACTGATGATGCGGGATATCATTATATTTATGCTAATAGCCAATGGCGAATATTCTAATGGCATATCAAAATAATAAAAAAAATATTTTAGAAACTTTATCTGATATAAATGGTAATTATGTAGATAAAAATATTACCTCATATAAAATTGACATTTCTCCAGAAAACGTCGGTGGAAATTACTGGATAACAAAAGGTGAAGTTGGAACACCTAAAGCAGAATCATCTGGATTTTCTTTAAATGGATATGGATATATGTGCAATGGCTTTGGTGGAAGCTCGTTATTGAACGAAGTGCATCAATATAATGATATTTTAAATGTCTGGATCGCTAAAGAAAATGAAAATGAAGGTAAACGACGAATTGTTGGGTTTTCATTAAATGGGTTTGGGTATATTTGTAATGGTGATAATGGAGATCCGATAAATACTACGAGTCAATATAATGATATTTCAAATACTTGGATTGATAAAACTCCAGGTGGCACACCCAGACATGATTTATCTGGATTTTCTTTAAATAATTTTGGATATACTTGTAATGGAAGTTATGGATTTGGAATCGTTACGAATGAAGTTAACCAATATAATGATGTTATTGACGTTTGGACTACAAAAGCTAATGGTGGTACTGCTAGAACTAATTTATCTGGATTTTCTTTAAATAATTTTGGATATATTTGTACAGGGCAAGATCAAACTCCTGCGTATTCAGATGAAGTTAATCAATATAATGAGGTTAATGATTATTGGACATCTAAAGCAAATGTAATTCAGGCGCGTAGGGATTCCGCATCATTTTCCTTAAATGGGTTTGGATATATAAATACTGGTAGTTCATATGGCTATTTAAATGATACAAACCAATATAACGATAATTTAAATAATTGGATATCTAAAGCAAATTCTACTATTTTAAGGGAACGTGCTACGGCATTTTCTTTAAATGGTTTTGGATATATTTGTGGTGGAAGTAATGCTGGCTATATAAACGAAGTCTGTCAATATAAAGACCACAATTCTTATGAAATAGCAAAATCTTTTAGACATTCTTCTAAGACTCCTAAAAGAATTTATGTCGGCACTAATTTAGATATTGATTTAGTATCTCTACCGATTCAATTATGTACGGTTGAAAGTGGCAACATAAGTTCAAGTAATTGGTTATTAATGGAATCTAACAAAGATTCTTTATTGAAAACTGGACAAACATTATCACAACAA